CAGATAATGCGTATGCAGGACGTGTTGTTCTCTCACAAGGAAGTAAGAGACCTAATGGTTACTGAAGGAGAGAGGGAGATAGCTAACGCTTGGCAGGATAGTGACACAGGAGTATTCTGCAAGGGTAAAGCTGATTACCGAAATGGTAAGACGTTGATAGACTTAAAAACTACTGGAGATGGAAGTCTATATGGATTCTCAGGCTCTTGCAGGAAGTATGGGTATGACAGACAAGCATCCTTCTACTCAGATGGGTTTGGGTGTGACGAGTTTGTCTTCATAACGCAGGAGAAAGTTGCCCCATACAACGTATCTATATTCTACGCAGGTAAAGAGTTTATGGACAGAGGTAGAGATGAGTATAAATACTTACTTGATACGTACAGAAGGTTC